TCAAAGACCAGATTTGCCGGAATCAATGTCTTCCAGTATGACAAAATCTGTTCCTTCTTTTGCTTTTCTTTCAGCTCCAGCACAATGGTCAGCCGATAAGCTCCATGATCCAGCTTCGCTTGATAATTCCCTGCACCGCAAAAAGTATCCAGCCATTCCTGCATCATAAAAAAATGTGTATGGCCGCCTGCTGTTCCAGTAAGAAAGCACCCTTTCCCGCAAAGTTTCCGTATCTTCTGTTTCCGATACGAAGAGCCCCATCATGACAGCCCTGCGCAAAAGCCCTTTTCTTGTAGCAGTCAAAATCCATTGATCCTGCTCCATCTCCTGCTTTGCCTTGGCTTCTTCTTCCAGAATTTCTCCTTCTATTTCTCCCAGTTTCTGAAATTCCGCATATTCCGCCAAAAAGTCAGGTAAATACCGTAAATATCTCTGTGCCGTCATGTCACCACCTCAAATCCTTCCAGAACAGGAATTTCATCCGCCTGCATCTGCAAATTACTTTCCTGTCCATTGATGGTACAGTTCTGCACATCCAGCACTCCTGTCGCAGCAAGAGCCGCCGATTCCAGATAACTGATTCTGACAATGAGATATTCCGCCTCTGCCCATGTCTTTCGCAGCTCCAGAAGATATGCTTCAATTCTTTCCTGTATCTCACGTTTGCCGCTTTCCGTGTCAGCATCCGCCTGCCAGGTGATCTCCATGGAAATATTGCATTTGACTTCTGTTACACCTTCCACTGTTACTTTGTGCCCGATGGGTGCAAGCCCATATCCTTCTCCCCGCTTCTCCGGGTCGATTTCTTTCTGCAAAGCCTCCAGTTCCATTTCGGTGGGCGCTTTCCACCCTTGGTCGATGATGACTAACTTTACAGTACCGCCGCCCTGCCATACGGGATAGACTTTCACGCCGCCCACATTCTGCAAAGCCCCAACTTTCAGCTTGTAGTCCGCAATATTTCCCCCAAACGCATCAGCCGAAAAACTGTCCATATACCGTTTCCGCAGCATATCGTCGCTTTCTGCATCCTCACCGTCTGTCCGCAGTTCCGTCAGTTTCGCCTCTGCCAACCCTTCCAGATGGTTCACTGGCAGCAGCGTCCCCAAATAACTGTTGCCGTCCTCTCCGGCTGTTTCGCATTCCAGCACCACTCTGCCGTTTTCTTCCATAAGAACCTGATAGTAATAAGGCTCCAGGTAAAACCGCTCTCCCTGTTTCAGCGGATAGGCTTCTCCTTCTGCATCTGTAAAACTTCCGTAAAAAGTCGCCTTGGTTGCCTCTTTTCGCATGACACCTCGTTCCGCACATCGTCTGGTCAAATCATCCCCAGTTGCCGTATCCGCAAAGGTTCTGTTTTCCAGCATGGTCAGATCCGCATAAAAAGCCGCTGTTTCTGCCGCGTTTGGCCCCATGGCATCAAAGATCAGACTCCCCTGCCGTCTGTCCCTTTTGTCCTGGGTCATTGCCAGTTTTCTTTCCATCAATTCTTCATAGCTTTCGTACATTCAGATTTCCACCGTCCTTTCTGCCTCCAAATCCCCCCATATAGTCTGCACCCGAAAAGTCGCCGTCACACTGCCCTTTTCCGTTTGAAAAGAAAAATCCGTCACCGCTTCGATACGGTCATCAGCAAGAAGCGCCTCTGTGATTCTTCTTTGCAGCTCCGGAATCACAAAACTGACTGCTTTTCCAAAAAGGTCTTCCAGCTCCACACCATAATTCCAGTCATAGATGACATATTTGTACCGTTCCGTCTGCAATATCTTGTAAACGGCCTGTTTCACCGCTTCCATGCCGTCCAAAGCCCCACGAACTTCCTTTTTTCTTCTGACATACGATATGTCATGGAGGGCATATGCGCTGATGTATCCAGTATCAATCGTTCCGTTCCTGTGGGAATCATTGCCCTCCTCCTTTCACTCTGTCCAGCACAATATACTGCTGTCCCCCTGCTGTCTTTGCCATCAGCACTTTTTCTCCATCCTGCAAAGCTGTTCCTCGAATCATGCGGTAAAAAGACCATCGGTCTCCTTCCGCCTCTGTCCATGTGCGAATCTGCCCCAACTCCTCATGCTCCGTCACATTTCTGCTCAAAAGTAAAAACCGCTCTGGCAGCAAAGGGCCATTTTCAATTTGAATGGAAAGGGGTGCCGCCGCTACAACGGTTCCCGTACAAAAATCCGCCATACTGCCTCTGTCCGCAGCCTCCAAAGCAATTTCCTTCAATAACTCTATCATTCCTTAACCCCCTCTTGCCTTTCTCGCGCCGGAAAGATGGGCTTCCCGCAGTTTTGCCGTCAATGCCTCCATAACCTGATTCACATCGGCGCTTTCCCGCACCTGCCCAATGGAAATGGAAATCTGCTGCGATGCTTCAGCAGTATTCTCTTTTTTCTGCCATTGCCGCAGCAGCCGCAGAATTTCTCCTTCTGTACCATCTGCTGCAAATATCGGTAAAAGCAGTGTTTCTCCCATTTTTTCCATTCCTGTTCCAGCCATCTCCGTCGGCATTTTTGCAGTTCTTTCAGACTGTTCCATCCAAAAACTTCTTCTGCCTTCCCCTGTCTACTTTCCTGTATTCTCTCTCCAACAACTTCCATATTGGCAGCAATCTTCTTTTTTCTCTCTTCCAAAAAAGAAATGCTTTCTTTTTCTGTCTGTCCTTTTTCCAAAATCGCCATCAAATTTTTTTGAGAACCAATCTTCTCCAAGGAATCCGCTGTTGTTTTCTCATCCTCTGACAGAAAATCCCTTTTCGGCAAAAACTTGATGATTTCTTTCATAACTTCATCATTTCCCGCTTCTTTTTTCTGAAAAGCCACCGCTTCCTCTGGCATCTTCAGCCCCTTTTTCTCTGCCTCATTCCAGACATCCATCCACATTTTCAGAAAAGATGATATTTCCATACCTTACCCCCTTTCCGCCTCCTGCATTTTTTCTATTTCCAAATCAATGACAGCGCAGTAAAACATCCGCTCTGCCAAATCCATCTGCACCCATTCCTTGGGACGCACACCATACTTTCGGAGGGCATAACTGGCATAATCCGCCTCGTCAATGCCCTCCCGTATCAGTTTTTTGCCGTTTCTCTCCGCTCTGCCTTTCGCTTCTGAAATCCGTTCAGTACCATAACTGCCTTTTGCAGACGCAGATATTCTGCCGGTGTCAGCATTTTTTGCAGCACTTCCGCACTGCTTTTTGCTCCATAGCTTTCCCATAGCTTCCTATCCTGCAAGTCAGGAAAAACCACCGCCGCCGCACAGAGATTTTCTTCTGTTTCTTTTTCCATTTTTCGCAGTTCCGCTTCTCTTACCGCCCGAATTTCCCAAAGCAGCTCTCCATCTTCAAATCTGTCAGACACCATGATTTTCTCATTTGGTGGCAGATAGCAGTTTTCCTGAAAAAACATTCCAACTCTCTCATGTTACTCCTCCACTCTCATTTCCAGCTTCATTTTGTGTTCCCCATCTTTGAAAATATGGGTGGATTTCTCAATAAGGCTCATTTTGGCAATGCCAATCTCCGCCAGATCGGGAATTTCCAAATATACTGACTGTCCCGCTGTCAAAAACAAATCCCCATTGATGTTCTCCACAGTCAATTCTTTCACTACCCGGCATTTTTCCTGCAAAACACTTTCTGCCATTTCCTTCAGCTGTGCTTCTGTCAAGGTAAAAGGCACATGAGCGTAATACTGCAATTTCCCCCATGTCCCCACCTTCTCCGCATTCTCTGCCTGAAACGCCAGATGTTCTGTTTCCTTTCGCCCAGCCTGATAGAGCTTCACTGTATTGCAAGTGTCCTTGCTGATGTCCGTCCGATACCAGTAATCACTGATTCCCCCGTCGCAGCGGAGCACCCCATTTGTCACCAACTCCTGCCGTTCCCGCAGCATCAGCCTGCCGCCGCCGTCAAAGAAATAATATTCCTTTCCTGTCGCTTTTTCCGTCAAGTCCAAAGCCGACTGAATCATATCCAGCAAGGTCTGCCCTTCCTCAATCCGCTGGGGAATCTTCCATCCCGTATCCGTCATGGTTCCCACAGGCAGCCCAGCTCCTGTGGCAATCATTTTTGCCACTTCCGTTGCCGTCTTGTCCCAGTACACATAAGTGTCCTTGTTTTTCGCCAGATAAAAAAGCATATCATAAGCTGTTACCGCAATGATCTGTGCCGAAGTTCTCTCTTTTGTCATAACCCATCCTGAAAATCGCAGAAGCCCATCCACATAAAACTGCACCTTATCCCCTTCCACAAAGTTCAAAATGCCATCCCGTACCACAGAAAACCGTAGACAACCCGCCTCCATACGAATACTTTGGACAAGTTCCACACCTTCCAATGTCACAGGCGTAGCGTCATACACCGTACCGTTATGGGCAATCAAAATCCGAAATTCCATCTTTCCGCCCCCTTACAGCTTGATGACCTGTCCGGGATAAATCAAAGAAGGATTGCTGATACCATTCTTCTTTGCCAACTCTCCAAACTTTGACCCATCCCCAGTTCTTTTTTTGCGATATTCCAGAGGTTATCCCCTTTTTCACCACATATGTTTTTGCCGTTTCCTTTGCAGGTCGTTGTGTCGGCTGTTTTTCCAGCGTATTTCCGCCGCTTGCAGGTCTGTAAGCAATGCTCTGCATCTTCCGGTATTCCTTCAGAGAAATTTCTACCCAAAAATCCCCCTGTTCACCGCCCTGCTCCAGAATCGTATATTCTTCCAGACCCATTTCCACATTGCTGCAAAAAATTTGACTGCCGTCAGCCAGCCTGCGAAAAATAATGAGCTGCACAGGCTTTTGGGCTTTTTTAAAATCCTTCAGCCGTTCCAGAAAATAAGACGGCTCTCGAAATCCTTCTTCCACCTGCACAAAATGATACTGCCTGCCAGGAAACAGTGCCTTAAACCGCACTTCTTCCAGTCCGGCATTTTTCAGCAGATTTGCCTGCCCCATCTGTAAAATCTGCACCGTCTGGTTACAGTTTCCCACTTTTGTCTGCACCTGTGACGGTGTCACGGGGAACAAAAACTGTGTTTCCCCCTGTTTCAAATAAAATCGGTACAATCTCGTCCCCCCTTACTGATTCACCGCTTCCACGGCATCCTGCAAAGCGGCAAATTCCCCAGCCGTCAACATTTTTTCCAGCAGATTTTCCGCCCCCATCACGCCGTAGCTGTCCTGCAAATCTGCCCCTTTCAGATCTGGAAATACCACCGATGCCGCCAGCACCATGCTTTCATATCTTTTGGGATTTTCGCCGCTTTTCTTCCAGATTTCCACGTTTTCCGCCTGAGAAATGGCACGAATCTTCCACAGCATCTCTTTCCCATCCTGCTGAAATCTTGGCGCAATGGAACACTCTCTTTCCCGAAAAGCTCTTGCATTTTCTTTGTAAAACGCTTCCTGCATACTTCTCCTCCTTTTCCCTGCCGCCCACCCTTTTTCTTACAGTTCGTCAAAAGCATCCAGCAGATCAGCGTCCCCAAAGGTAAATGTCATATCTTCCTCCAGGGCAAACTGATCCACATCCAGCTTCCCGATAACCATTTCATCAATGTTCACATCTTTGAGCAGCACTGTCTGTTTTCCTGTTTCCCCCGTAGGTCTTCGTTTGTCAGCATCAACTCAAAGTATGTGTCAACCCCATTTTTCATATAATCCAGCATTACCTTGCGGAACAGACTGGAAACGTAATACACCGTCATTTTCCCGGTGCCTTCCCAGCCGCCGCTTTTGTGCTGTTTCCCTGTCAGACCCAGAATGGGAATTTCCGTTCTGGTTTTCTTTACAGTTGCTGTTACGTTTTTCACCTGCATCAGTTCGTGACGCTCCCCATCAATTCTGGCGTAACAAGTGCCCAAAGCACCGTTTACCGTATCTTTTGCCCGTAAATAAGCCATATTTCTCCTCCTTTTACACAACTTCCACTCTCATGTACAGTTTTTCCATGGCATCGGTAGGCTGTACGCTTTCGTATACCACCACATCCTGTTTTTCCACGCCCTGCTGCACCGTAATGTCTTCCGCTGTAAAGTTTTCGATTGCTTCCAGCTGTAACAGCTGTTCATGATACGCAATGATTTCCGCTTTCAGCAGATTTCTGCCGTCTGCGTTGTTGCTGCGTTTGCCCAGATAATACTGGCTGAAAATCCTTGCCACATCATTGGCGATGCTGTCCAGCACCCTCACCACACGGTTAGAGGAAAAATCACTGTTTTTGTTGCTTTCAAAAGAAGTGAAACAGTTAATGTCCCGCAGTACACGCACCTCGCCGCCGTCATCGTAAAACAGGAATTTTCCTGCCTGAATCCCCTTGATGAAATTGCTTTTGGTGTCTTTGGCATCCACTTCATATTCCCCGTCATATTTGCGGTTGGTCAAGCTTTCGTTGACAGCCGCCCCGGCTTCCATGCCTGCTGTCCAGCAAACCAGTTCTTTTGCAGTACCAACGGAAATGATGCCCTCGTAATCCGCTTGGGGATAATCATAAAGAACTGTCACAAACTTCACGCCTTCCTCATCTCTCAGACGTTTTGTAAAGCTCACAAACAGTTTTTTTGTCACCTCGTCTGTGCCGTTGTATGCCAGCACATTGAAATCCTCTTTTTCTGCCGTCGCCAGAAAATCCGTATATCCGCTGCCGGAAACCTCCTCTGTGGTACCACCAGTCAAAGGCGTTGCCGCTGTGGCTGTCAGTGCCCCAGTGCCGCTGAATTTCACAAACTTGTTTTCTTCCAGACTGTCAATGTCCGCCACTGTCTGTACATCCACCTGTTCCATATCCATGTAAGTAGCCACATCAAACATGCCTTCTTCATCCACGTTTTCCGCCACCACCACACGCAGGTCATTGCCGCGCAGACCGCCGTATTTTGCTGTAACAGTCAGTTCTCCGATTTTTGCCGTTGCCGCAGTCCCACTATTGATGCGGTAAATCTTCGCTGTTTTCGCCCCACAAAACAGCTCTCGCATGTCCTTCATTTTGTCATGACTGTATCCGAAACCAAATACCTCCATGGCGTTTGTCTGGAAATCTGCCGCTTCCACCGTCATCATTTCCTGCGGGCCCCAATCCAGTTCCATGCCCATGCAGACCACGCCTCTTTCGCCCATGACCCCCATGGCTCTTGGTCTGGATACAAAATTGATGTACGCCCCCGGCAATACCTTGTTCTGCACCAAAAAAAGTGCCGCCGCCTAATGCCATATTACTTCTCCTCCTTTACTTTCCCCTTCAAATACATCTCTGCCGCCTTTGCGGCTTCTTCCTTTGTATAAGTTTTTCCGTTCTCCAGCACCGCTTCCAGCAAATCCCTGCCATATCCCAGTGTTTTGCTTTCCAGAAGCTGTGCCTTTTCAAACTTCGTTTTCTTCATATCCGATCACCTTTTCCCCGTTGTATTCCAGCCGCTCCATAAGGGTTTCCTGCTGTTCCACAATGATCTGCCAGCCATAAGTGACAAAAAATCCACGCCGTCCTCTGTCATGGTGTGGGACATACTCCTTGCCCCAAACCGCTCTGCACTGCCCACCAGCCAAAGCACCTCATACAGCCCATCTGCCACCGCAGCCGCCGTTTCCTTTTTGTCTTTTTCTTCTGCCCCCGTATAGCGTACTTTCAGCTTTGCCTCCATCGCTCTGCGCCTACCCAACAGCCTTTTCTGCACCGTTTCTTCTACCGTTATGGAAAAACAGGGTACTTTTGTTTTCTGGGGCACTCGTTCTCCATACACGGGCAGGGAAAATCCTTCTTTCAACGCCTGAATCACCGCCCGTTTCAGCAGTGTCATCATATCTTTTCTTTCCATCACGCATCACCCCCTTAAAAGGGACATTTCCGTGTGAGAACCGTTTCTTTGTGAGTACTGTACGAAAGGGTTTCTCCCGTGGTAAAAAAGACGACCTTCCTGCCGTCTGGCTTTGTCACTTCCACCTGACTGCCTGCCATAATGTGATTTTCCGTCGGGTATAACAATACCCCTTCCCATTGCCCATAGGCCAGCAGCCCCTCAATGTCACTGCCGTCTCCTTCTTCCACCAGCCTGCAAGTCACTTCTTTTCCCTGCACAGCGCTGAAACGGGTTTCCCCCCAGGACGTTTCTTCCTCTGTAAATTCCGTCACACGGCATTTGTCCGTAAAATGACTTTCCACAGCCCTTTTCGCTGCCTGCCAGCTTCCTGCCATGGTCTTCTCCCCTTTCTCACCACTGCATCTTCCGAAAACGGTTCAATTCCTCCTGATAATGCTGCAAAAATGCCCCTGCCGTATCTGCTTCATCTGCAAATGTCACAGAAACCTTTCCTTCTGTGATCTCCTTAATACCGCCTTCCTGCAAACCGCCTTTGTCATGGATTTCCAAACCCATGCACACACAAACATGTTCCAACTCCGCTGGCATTTCCTCCAGATTGCAGTAAGCCTGCACCATTTCCATGCTTCTCTCTGCCGCAAAGGCAAGGGCGGCGTCTTCCGCCCCCACCTGCCGCAGTTCCGCCATTTTTGCCAAAATTGCTTCCTTCATGGCTCCACCGCCTTTATTCGGCGCTGTTTACGCTGACCAGCACACCTTCCATGCCGTTGTCTGTGATCCACAGATCATGGTACTTTCTGTAATCAATTTTCCACGCATTTGCGTTCTGGTTTGTCATGGGGTCAAAAATACGTGTCACATCTGTTTTGGAAACAGCAATGGGTGCCTGTCTCACAGCAATGATCCAGTTGATATCTTTTGCATCTGTCGCCGCCACAAAACCGCCTGTTTCCTTGCCGCCGGAAACACCGTCATAAAAATCGTATTTTGTTTTAAATCTGGCAGAAGGCACACGGATAATAGGGCAACCGTCGATCTCTTTTACCTTCAGTGTCATATTGCCCTGAGTAAATTCGCCGCTGTCAATGACATTGTTGCCGCCCTTAGCCAGATCCAGCATACCAGCCACTTTTGCGGACATAGTCACAACGATTTCTTCCCCATCGCCCACCAGATCACGAATTTCTGTCACATCGTTCAGCAGTGTTTCCAGAATGGTGTCTGCCGCCGGTGTGTAATCTTTTTTCTTACTCTTTGCTTCTGCCAGCTGAGCAATGGTGCTGTAACGGTAAGCGTCAATTTCGGGAATGACCTTTGTTCTCTGGAATTCCCCCATGACATTGCCTGCCACTGCCGCAAAGTTTGTTTCGTCCACATCCATGGCGTCTACCTGAAAAGCACGGCCTCTGTCCTGTGTCAGTTTCTTTGTTTCGTAGTTGACAGTCACACTGCCTGTTGCAAAGCCTTTGTCCCTGTCATAATTCCCAAGACCGCTCAGTTCCATTTTGGGAATCTTCACTTCCGCGCCGCCGCTGTACTGTACCTGTCCAGCATTGTCTTCCATCCAGCCGCTGGTGGCGCATTCCACCATCTGACTGTCCAGTTCCTGCATAAATACTGCTGCATATTCCATTGTGTTGATGCTCATATTTTCTCCCCCTTATCTTCTCAGCGCTTTTCTAAATGTCTGCGCGATTTCGTTTTCCTTTGTTGTTTTCTTTTTGGTATAAGCCGCCTGGAAACCTGTACCTTTTGTCTTTTCTTCTTTTTCATTGAACAGATAAGGCGCTTCGGCTTTCACCGCTTCCAGATCCAGCCCTTCCAGTTCCCCTTTTTCGTTCAGTGTCACTTCATCAGCGTCAATAAGTGCCAGAATGGCTTTGGCGTTCTTACCACCAGCTTCCAGAATGGCTTTTTCCATGGCCGCGATTTTTTTGCGTTCTGCAAGGCTTCTTCCGCCAGTGTTTTTTCTCTTTCCAGCGCCGCGCTTTTTTCTGTCAGCAGTCTGTTTCTTTCTTCCAGTGCCAGCAGAAACTGTTCCACCTTTTCCGCTGTTTCCGGACTCTGAATCCCCAATCTCTGCATCAATTCCTGTGTCATGTTGTTTCCTCCTTCTTGCTTCTTTCTCTCTTCAACTGTTCCATCTCGCTGTTCACATCCTCCACAAAAGGATGTTTGCCCAGCAGTGTCTTTTCGCTGACAAGCCCCTGGGATTCCCGAATCATCTGCACGGTTTCTAAATCATCCGTAATCCCACTGGTATTGAGCTGTACCTGTATTTTCCGCCAGTCCCTTTGACCGCCATCTCTGCGGTTCCAATCCTCCGTAGCAAATCGCAGCACCTCTTTCACCGCCCTGCGAATCTCCGGCATAACGCCGTTGATTTTCAAATAAAACATGGCATATTGAAACTGCAATGCCACACCACTAGGGGCCTTTCCCCAGTCCTCGCTGTCAGTGTCTACGCCCATGCCAAAATGGAAAATATCCTTCCGCAGCATTTTCATCCAACTCATGCGGCTTTCCACAGGCAGTTCCACCTGCTTTGCCTCCACATGCCCGCTGCTGTCGCTAATCTGTACTGCCTTGTTAATCTGCAACTTCTTCGCCATGGCACCTGCCGCTTCGCCGCCATATCCTTGAATGACCCAATACAAATCCACTAAATCCAGCAGATTGTTGGTTCCTTCACTGCTCAGCAGGTCGTAAGCATCCACCAGCCCTTTGATGAGCTCCAAATCCGTGGTTTCCTCCCCGTTGTTCTGCAAAGGAATAAAAGGCAGTCGCCCCCAGTTGTGTGCAATCTGTTCCACTTCTTCGCCATTTTCCTCTTTTGTTACCAGCCAGTGAGGCACCTGTTTTTTCTGTAAAAATTCCCCCTGACTGTTTTCGGAAAAATAAGTCACATCGTCTTTTGTCCACCATTCCACCTGTCTTCGAAGATGTTCTTTCCCATCTTCCAATACCTTGATGTCGTAATATCGAATGACGTCCGTCATTTCTTCCTGATGCACTGCGTCATAGCAAACAATGAGTTCTTCCGCCGGCACAATACAGGTGCAGAATTCTCCATCTTCGTTGTAATACACATGGAGATATTCCACCCCTTTGTTTGCCGCACCCACCACCCAGCGATGCAGTGTACGGTTGAATCCAGCATCACAAAATGCCGCCAGTTCTGCTTCATATTCACTCTTTTCCTCGCCTTTCACCATGATGGTAGGCTCTCTCCCCACCAAGTACGCCGCTTTCTGAGCCACCAGCGTATGATGAAAAGGATTTACATTATGGTGATTGCTGCGGTTGGGATTGAAAAAAGGTTTCAATTCTTCTGCGCCATTTTTCGTTTCCGAAATAGTCGTTCTGCGAAAATCCTTCCGCAAAATATCATGGTCACAGCGGTAATATCTCTCTCCCTCCCGCATTTTTCGTTTCTGTTCGCTCTGGCTGTCCTCCCGCAGGATCTCCTGCAAAATCCTGCTTTGACTGAGCCTGCCTTCCGCCGTCAGCCTGGCTTTGAGCAAATCCATTTCCGATAAATACATGCTTCCTCCTTTCTGCCAAAAAACTGCCTGCCGTTTTCTTCCCATTTCTTTTCCAACCCAAAATGTAAACAGGCATTTTTCCTTTCAAAAAAACCTTTGGCAAAATTTCTTTTCTCTCTCCTGCCTCTAAAATTCCCCTCGCTATACCACCCTGTCTGCTCGCATTTCCAACATTTCCTTGGCCCTACCAAATCCGTACCGGCCGCATATCTCGTTCTCTGCTGTACCGCACCGCGTCTATGGCGTGATTGTTCCTGTCCGGAAAATAAGCCTTCCAGCCCCCATTTCCATCGCTTTCCAGCTCATACTCCGTAAATTCCTTTGCGGTCATAGGACATCGTTTCGGGTCAATGACGATTTCTTCTAAATCCTGTAACCACTTCATGCCATATACCACACTGTCCGGGCCTTTTTTGCTCCCATAGCCGAAATGCCGTATTCCTGCAATTCCGCAATGGACTTTGGTTCTGCACTGTCGCAAACCACAAGTTCATTCCCTTTGTTTTCTTTCTGAATCTCTGCTGCCAGCAATCGGTTACTCATGCCCACCTTATGCAGTTCAAAGAAAATATACAGCCGTCGTCTGGTACTGTCATAATGGTTTACTGTATAGTGCAAGGGATCTATGGCATATCCCCAATCCAGCCCCCTTGCCACATGGTCAAAGGTTCTGATTTCTTCTTCCGTAATCTGCCGCAGAACGATATTGTGGAATACCTCCCCGCCGCATCCCACAGCCTCTCCCAAATATTCATGTCGGTAGCTTTCGTTGTGCCGCTTCTCCATGTAAGCCGCTTCCAGAAAAAACTGTTCTCCCAGCCATTCCTTAGGCATAGCCTGGTATGTGCTGTGATGTACCAGCTTGTCCTCCCGTTCTTCTGCCGCTTCCCCATTGACCCAGCTTTGGAGGCTTCTGGGCGGGTTAAAGGAGTAAAATACCACAAAATCCTCGCCCCCACGCATGAGGCTCTGGTTAATAGTACGAATTTCCCCCATTCCCGAAAATTCGTCCACTTCCTCGTACCAGATGTATTTCACATATCCTTCCCGAAACTTGGCGGACTTGATTTTTCTTGGCTTATCTGCCCCTTTAAAAATGATCTTCTGTCCGGTCTTTTTGTAGACCATTTCCATGGGAGACAGTTTGCTTTCCCATTGGTCTTCCACCCCCAGACTGCGGATGGCCCACCATAGCTGCTCAAAAACGCTGTCCTTTAGGTTCACAGCCACCTTTCGCAACACCACCGCATGTGCCTTCGGGTCTGCCATCATCCCCAATATGATTTCCAAAGAAACAAAAGAAGATTTCCCGCTGCCCCTGCCGCCTTTCAGCCAGTAATGCACATGCTTGTTGGCTGCAATATCTCGATGCACCTCGTAAAACGCCGGCCCGATGAGAGAAGAAAGAAATATCTTTTTCTCTTTCACCCTTCTTCCCTCCCAATGTCGTCAATGATGATGACTCGGCTGTTTTCTGCTTCTTCCTTGACAAAAGCTCCGTTCCGCCTGCCCAGCAGTTCCGCCGCCCGCATGCGGGTCTAATGTCCGTTTCTTCACCGCCCCGCATGGTTTCCGTCAGAAAAGCCAGTATCTCATCCCCCCGGTGCAATCTTTCCTTCCTCCTTTTTTTGTTCAGAAGGTACTCCTGACGCTTTCTTTTCCATTTCTGCCAAAAAAGTCCGAATTTTCTCTTTCTGCAACAGCTGTTTTCCGTAACTTCCATTTGCGTATCCCGCCGCTTTTGCAGCCTCTGTCACTGCCATCCCTTTTGCATATGCCCTGCAAAACTCTTTCTCTTTTTCACTCAATGTTTCATGGGACAT